TTAACGCTAAAAAATTGTTGCTTAGTAAGTAACAACATAAACAAGTTTCTAAAGAGGAAAAATTAATGGCCAAAATCAATTTGAAGTTACGCCAACTGAAACCAAACGTCCTAGAAGCAAAATACACTGGCAAAGAGCCAGAGTGGGATGGTGTTGTAGTAACCGAAGACACTCGTCGCTTGCAGCTTGCAACATCGCTGAGCTGGTACAACGCCCATTTTGGCAACAAGGAAGCAATTCTTGTGCTGGGTGATTACTTAGAGTTAACCAAGCGCACAGCAGACGTCAAAAAACTTAAAAAAGTCCCAAGCAACGGTATTTCAAATGCTTACGGCTTCTTGGCACGTATGATCCTTAAGGGTTATCCAGCGTCCAAGGTTGAACTTGCACGTATTGACACAGTTCTTGCGAATGCGTTCGCACTTGTTGCCCCGGCAGCAAAGGACGTAGTAACAGACAAGCCTAACTCACCCAAGCCTAATATCCAGGACTTAATGCGTGAGAAAGCTGAAGAGGTGTATGCTGAAATTGATGCAATGCTCGACACCTACGTTAAAGATGGTGCTAAAGGCAAGCACTCACTATCACCAATCAATGTTCTTAAGCCAACTAGCATCCTCCCACACCACGTTAACGAAATGATTGCGGTTTGGGAAGGCATTCGTGACGAATTTGCCGCTGCATACGCAGACGAAGATGCTGATCTCAAGGAAGGTTACGGTCACCTTAGCAAAATCCAACTTCGTAACCTGATTAAGTTCAGCGAGCTAGTAATTAGCGACTCAAATAGCTACTTGACTTACAAGAAATCAACTAAAGCACCGCGTAAACGTGTCGTAAAGACACCCGAGCAGCTAACAATGAAGCTCAAGCACATGAAAGAATTCGCCGAGCTGAAGCTTACAAGTGTCAAGCCTGCTAAGGTTGTTGGCGCCAAGGAGATGTACGTGTACTCAACAAAGAAGCGCAAGCTAATCTACATTGTTGCAGATGCACACGCAGGCAATGCACTAGCGGTTAAGAATAACACTATTGTTGGCTTCGATGCTACTAAGACCACCCAGAAGACGGTCCGCAACCCAGCAAATCAAATGAAAGAGTTCATGGCAGCAAGTAAGCCCAGCTCTCGCAAGGTGTACGCTGATACCAAGGCAGTAGAGACTAAGTTCTCCGGCCGCTTTGCAGATGACTACGTCATCCTTAAGGTGTGGTAAGATGCAAATAACCAAACTAGACAGAAGATATTTTGCCTTTAAGGCAGGTTGGGCCAAGTACAAGGTCATAGCAGATCACGTTTGGGAATCAAATGCAATTACAACCGTGTTGCATAATCAGTTTAACCGAGGCGGCAACATCTGGAGTCATACCAGGGTAAGTAGTTTTAAATGGCAACATTACCAATGGTACATTAAGCAAGGCACTAAAGACCAGATATTACTACGAACTGATGAACAAGCGACAATAATCGCACTTATGGTTCCCGAAACGAAAATTGAGGATCATATGATATGGAATTAGACCCATTATGGTGTTGAAGGTGACGTTTTATTTAGGTGCCTTAGCAATACTGGCACAGTGTACAACTGGAACGATTTGGTAATGAAACCTGAGATACTACAGCTACCTACGCCACGATTGCTTGCGTACTTTAAGAAGCACCTAAGGAATCGTAGAGGGATAATGACATATAATACTTTCACTACTGGATATAGGACAGAAGCAGAGTACAACGAATTCATGGCTGATTACAATGCTGTAACAGCTGAACTGAATACACGTGAACACGTGGAACAACCGGAGAAAAAATGAAAGGCTTTACACTAATTGAATTAATGATTGTTATTGCAATTATCGCAATCTTGGCTTCTATTGTTATTCCAGCGTATCAAGAAATGCAGACCGAACAAGCTTGCTCAGAGAGTACTAGTATTGCCAGCACTGTGAAGTGTAACTAAATAAGATGTCTTGGCACTTTTAGTAAGGCAGTGTTACAACAAGCAGTAGGTGGTGATTGAGTCATAAATACACATATGAAATCATTAAAGACTTTAAAGCAAGAAGTATTTGACTACGCAGCAGCAATGATGGGTAGTGGTATGGTAGACATCAGTTTAGATCCTATTCATTATGAGACAGCGTACACTCGCGCAGTCGGTAAGTACCGACAGAGAGCGCAGAATGCACACGAAGAAGCGTATGTTTGGATTGATTTAGAAGAGAACCAGGACATTTACACGTTACCTGCAGAAGTAACTGAAGTCCGTCAAGTATTCCGTAGAACATTTGGGTCAGTTGGCGGCGATAGCGCATTTGACCCATTCTCATCAGCAGTGATTAACACATATATTCTTAATCTTGGCGGCTCCGGTGGCCTAGCAACGTGGGAAATGTATACGCAGAAACTAGAACTCGCTGCCCGTATGTTTGGTGGGTACATGAATTTTACATTCAATCCGAGCACAAAGCAGATTAAACTAGTACGGAACATCACAAGCAGCGGCGAAACAATTCTATTATGGTGTTACAACTTGAAGCCAGAAATTCAGTTACTTACCGAGCTACAGATATCACAGTGGATTAAAGATTATACCTACGCTACTTGTAAGTTCATGGAAGGCGAAGCCCGCGAAAAGTTTCAAAGTATAGCCGGCCCTAACGGTGGTACAAGTCTAAATGGTTCTGCAATGAAGTCAGAAGCACAGCAAATGATAACCGAACTCGAAGAAGATCTAAAGAACTACATTGATGGTTCCGACCCCCTTAGCTTCGTTATAGGCTGATAGCTGTAATGTTCCATTACACGTACTTAATAACAAATTTATAATCGGTAACGAGCGCGTATATAGTCTCTTAGAGGATAAACCATCTGGATATTTTCCTGTCTTAAAGTTGTTGACATAATAATATTTTCATGTTAAACTAGAAGTTAATAAAGGAACATAATATTATGACTGAAAAACCGACGCAAATTGATTCATTGATGATTGACATTGAGACTCTTGCTGTCTCACCAAATGCAACTATACTAACAATTGGAGCGCAAGGCTTCGATCCCTTTAGTGACAAGTTCACCGAAGATACGTACTACGAAAAGATTACACTTGAATCGCAGCCAAATCGCGAAGTCGACGATAGCACGGTAAAATGGTGGAGCGAGCAGAACGCCCCTGCACAAGAAGAAGCATTTGGCGAAGAGGGCCGCATTGATATTAAGCCCGCACTAGAAAAGCTAGCCAAAATGATTTGGAAAGCAAAGCACATTTGGGCAAACGGAGTTACATTCGATATGGTTATTATCGAAAACGCAATGAAGGAAAACGGTGTCCCGTTGCCCTGGAAGTACTGGCAAGTAATGGACGCACGTACAATCTACAAATTAGCAGGCGTGGGCTCGATGTCCGGAACAAACGATCATAACGCATTAGCTGATTGCGTTAATCAGATTGACGCACTGCAAAAAGCACTTAAGAAACTTAACATTAATAACTTCTAACCGGAGAGCACATTGGTTGAACTAATCAATCCAGACCGAACCCGTACAGAGTACGCTTCTTTTTATGCAGGTGTAATGGCACTCATTGGAGCACCAGATGGTACATGGTTAAACAATAACGATGAAGCCGTGGATATGGAGCCAGTGATGCTGCAAAAGGTACGTGGCGATATTGAAATCAGAGGAATCAAAGGAGCTCCTGCAGACTTAAACCTCGCGTTATTTGCAGGAGTAGAAGGGTTCGAAAAGATTTTTGATGAACGCGGCATTACTTATAGCAAAGAGTTTGTCTATAAAGCAATGCAGGAGTCTATTAAAGGATTAATAGACGTTAGTATGTCAGCAGCATTAAAAGTCCGGGACTAACCCAATATCTTTAGCCCACGGAGCGTCCTGTTTTTCGATAACAATTGAACAATTCAAGCAAATAGATTTTAAATTATTCTGCTTGGTATTGTTCAGATCTCCATCAACATAATATACTAGTATTTGGTCAGCCCACCTTGCTTGGAAGCTGCACTTATCACATACTAGTTTCTTCTTGTACCCTGACTTAACCCAATTTGGTTTTGCAACTTTTATGCCTCTACCGTCACGGATGCAGCTATCACATCTGGATCTGTAGTACGTTTTTTCATTGCGCTTGTAGTTTATACCAGCATGACGCTGATGACATACGTTGCAGATAGGTCGTTTTTGATTCATAATATGTACTTAGCATATCGTAACCAACGGTCCTTTAAAGAGTATTCGTAATCACCATTATTATAAAGATCTTAATAAATAGATGTAACAGAACACATTATAGGAGATTTAACAATGGCACTTGTTTCACCAGGAACCGACGTAACAATCATAGATGAAAGTCAATATGATTCAGCCGCGTCAAGTACAGTACCGTATATTTTATTAGCTACAGCATCTAACAAACTCGATGCCGCAGGCACCTCGATTGCAGAAGGCACAAAAGATTCAGCAATAGGTGATATACATTTAATTACCAGTCAGCGTGAGTTAGTTAACACGTTCGGTAATCCATATTTTTATAAGACAAGCACAGGTAACGCAATTCACGGTTATGAACTAAACGAGTACGGCTTAATGGCTGCTTACTCAGTTCTTGGAGCTACAAATAGAGCATATATTCAGCGCGTTGATGTTGACCTTGCAGAACTTGCTGGTACATTAGTTCGCCCGACTGGCGCTCCTAATAGTGGTGCCTACTGGATGGATTTATCTGAATCAACTACTGGGTTATTTGTCTGGAATGCAAGCAAAAACTCGTTTGATGTTATTACACCAATTATAATTACAAACGAAGACGACTTAGATTCTGGAATTCCAGCAGCAGCAATTGGAACAGTTGGTCGGTACGCCATTGTAGCAACAAACGCCAACAATCCGATTTACTTCAAGACCACAAACAACGAGTGGGTATTAATTGGTTCCGACGAATGGAAAGCAAGTTTACCGACTGTAGTCGGTACAGCGGCCAACCCGACATTAACAGCTGGTGATAATATCGATATTACTAATAGTACAGGTGCCTCTGCACTAGTTACAGTACCAGCCGCACCGAATAACACGCTGTCGGGATTAGTGGATGCTATTAATGCCGCTTCTATTGCTGGTGTTGTAGCTGCTAAGGTTAACAACAAGATTGAATTCTACATTGAGTCTGGAACAGGCGCACTAGATAGTTCGGTTGACGTTACATTAACACTAGCTAACGGCACAGTAGGTGATCTCATTACAGATCTTGGTATTCCAGTAGGCACTCAAGTTACTCCATACAACTTTGCCGGACCGATTGTGGCACACGAAAGTCATATCAATGTTCCACGTTGGAGAACTTCGGATGTTGTTGCTCGTCCAAGCGGTTCAATTTGGCACAAGACTACAGCAGTTAATGAAGGTGCAAATCTTGTAATTAAGCGTTACAATGCAATTACAGAAACATTTGATGAACAACCAGCTCCGTTGTATGCAAACGATCAAACAGCTAATAAGTTTCTTGACCCAGGCACCGGCGGAAAAGCAATTGCGGTAGGGTCAACCTATGCACAGTACGATGTACTTGAAAACGACACAGGCACAATTAAAATATTTGAACGTGCATTTGGCACAACTTCAATCACTGGTGTAACAGTAGATCCTGTATTTAATATAGGCGATGTGTTTGCAGTTAGTGAGAGCTTACCAAATCAAGACGCATTGACATTACCAGTCACATTAACAATGACAGGTACAACAGCTACAGATTTCGTTACATTAATCAATGGTGCAAGTTTCAATTATGTATCTGCTGAACTTACTAGTAATGGTAAGATAACAATTACTCATTCGGGCGGCGGTGTTATTGTACTAGAGGATACAGTAGGTGGCGCAATCTCTGCAACTGGTATCTCAGATTCGCAAGAAAGTGTTCGTACAAATAATGCAGGACAGTTAGTACTTAGTAACTGGAATGTGTTAACCTACACAGCCAGTCTGGTTCAACCAGGCCAAGATCCACTAAGTGGTACCAAGTGGTACTACTCATCAATTGATGATATTGATATCATGATTCATGATGGTGGTACATGGAAAGGTTATAGAAACGTAACAAACGACACACGTGGCATCGACTTAACTGTTACTGATCCCAACGGACCGATTGTTACGCCAGTAGCACCCGATACACAGTCTGACACGACTCCATTAGAATACGGTGATCTTTGGGTAGACACAAGCAATCTTGAAGAATACCCAGTGCTACGTCGTTGGGAAGCACTTAACAGTGTTGATCAATGGGTACGTATTGATCTAGCAGACCAAACAACTACAAATGGCATATTGTTTGGTGATGCACGTTGGGCTAATAACGATTCTACAGATCCTGTCACAGACGCACTTCCATTAATTACTGACTTACTAGGCAGCAATTACTTAGACGCTGATGCGCCAAACGAAGATTTGTATCCAGACGGTATGTTACTTTGGAACACTCGTCGTAGTGGATTTAATGTTAAAGAGTTCCGCCAGAATTATTTCAATGCCGATGACTTTGGTGCGGTAGTTCTGCCAACTGAAGCTAATGCTTGGGTTACGGTGTCGGGACTTAAAGAAGATGGCTCGGCTAACATGGGACGCCAAGCGCAACGTGCATTGGTTGTTAAAGCTATGAAGTCTGCGATTGATACTAATCAAGATATTCGTGAAGAACAACGCCAATTCAATATTATGGCCGCGCCAGGATATCCTGAGCTTATTCCTAATATGGTTGCGTTAAACAATGAACGTGCCAATACATCGTTTATTGTAGGCGATACGCCAATGCGTTTAGCTAACAACGGTAACGATATTACGAACTGGGCTACTAACAACGGCGGACTTGGTTTACCAACTAATGATGGTCTGGTTAGTAACGACGAGTACTTGGGTGTTTTCTATCCAAGTGGACGTACAACAGACTTAACCGGAACAGCTATTGTTGTTCCACCAAGTCACATGATGCTCCGTACGATTATTCACAGTGATGAACAATCATATCCTTGGTTGGCGCCAGCTGGCACACGTCGTGGACAAATTGATAATGCTGATGCAATTGGTTATGTTGACGCAGCTACAGGCGAGTTCCAGACAATGTCGACACGCAAAGGTATTCGCGATGTGCTGTATTCAAACAATGTTAACCCAATTACATTTGTTTCGGGTAGTGGTTATATCAACGATGGTAACAAGACTACTAAGCCAGGAACAGCGTTGGATCGTATTAACGTATCGCGTTTGATTTCACATATTCGTGTCGTGCTTGATGGAATTGGTCGCCAGTACATACATGAGCCAAACGATAAGTTTACGCGAGATGAAATCAAAGGTCAAGTTGAGCGTATGCTGAACGATCTTGTTGCAAAACGTGGATTGTATGACTTTGTTGTAGTTTGTGATAAGAACAACAACACAACTACTCGTATTGATCGAAACGAACTGTATGTAGATATTGCGATTGAACCCGTAAAATCTGCAGAGTTTATATATATCCCGGTAAGGGTAAAAAATTCTGGAGAGATAAGCGGAAGCTAATCAACACAGCACTAACTTTAAAGCCCCTTAATTGGGGCTTTTTTGTGACTTAAAAACCGCTGAGTTATTTTATATGCATAAATAACTATATGTTCATTAAAAACAAATACTACAATAAGTACCGCGATATAGTCAGACAGGCCACGAAGCAAAATAGACGCAAAGGTAAAGGTGTGTATTTTGAATCACATCATATACTACCTAAGTCTGTTTACCCGCAATATAGATTAAACAAACATAACTTAGTTCTATTAACAGCTAAGGAGCACTTTGTTTGCCATCACTTATTAACTAAATGCGTAGAAGCACAGTACAAACCTAGCATGACATTAGCACTATGGAGAATGGTACACGCTGAGCAGCACACTCAGCGTATTACTGCTAGAGTGTATAGTGCTATTAAAGCAGAGTATTCAAAGCAACAGAGAGAAAAGATGCTTACTGATAATAAAGGGTTTTCGTTTAAAGGTCACAAGCATAAAAAAGAATCCATGCCAGGCATACTCAAAGGATCACAAAAGTCTAACGCTAACCGTACTAAAGCAGCTATTGAACGTATTAAAAATTTACTTACCGAACATAACTTTACGTTTATTAAAAAAGAAGAAGACAAGCACATAACAGTTGAATGTAAGACGTGCAATACAGAAACAACAAAAACAAGTCAGTACTTCACTGTGAGTAAGTTTAATTCTAAGATGTGTAAAACGTGTAACCCACGTGCGCCAATGTCTAAAGAACATAGAGATAAAATAGGTAAAGCACATAAGGGTAAAGTTGTATCAGAGGAAACTAAGCAGAAGTTGCGAAAATATTATGAAAGTAAATAAAATATCAGCAAAGTTAATATTGAATCAAATTGCTTACGGTACGCCATTCTTGTTTTCGGATAATTATGAAGAATCAATGGCACAAGTTAGAAAATATGATCCGGTATTGTCAACTATATCAGAGGAAGAATGGAAATCAATTAAGATGCAGTTCGACAAGAAAGAACTTATGAAGATTTGGAGTGACTGGAAGAACTCTTAAGTTATTATAAAAGGGCTTCGGCCCTTTTATTTTGGCTAAATATTACTTATGAAAGCAGCAGAGTTTATTACAGAAAGTTCGTACCGTGAGATAGATAATTATCCGCATATTAAAGACGACATTATTGACATTTATGATTATATTCTCGACTACTATAACGTAGACAGTGACACACTTGATATAATGGACTTTGAATTTACCAAGCAAGTAATGCCATTGAGTGCATTAGAATCCGAAATAAAGCCGTTACTAAAGAACTATGCAACTCACCCCGACGATGCTAAAAGAGTAGAAGCAATATTAGCAAAACCAGATACATCATATCCAATTTATGTTCATGAAGGGCATATCATCGCAGGAACACACAGATCAGTAGCTTATACAAAATTAGGCGTAGAGCAAGTAATCGTATACATTGTGGATATAGAAGCAGACGAATTACCAGAGTTATATTAACGCTATTTTTCCAAAGAAATAATTTAGATAAATAACAGTAATATAATAACAGGAGACACAAAAATGTCCGTTTCATCATTAACTAGAATGTCCACTCCATTAGCGAGTGACCAAAGCGCATCAAACCAAGGTTTGTTAATGCCAAAATTAAAATATCGCTTCCGTGTGGTATTTGAAGGACTCGGTGTATCTACTCCGCGTACCGAGCTAACTAAGCAAGTAATTGATTTTACTCGTCCCAATCCAACATTCGAAAACATCGATGTACACGTTTACAATTCAGTTATTAAATTAGCAGGTAAGCCAAGTTGGGCTGATGTTAGTTGTAACATACGTGACGATGCGTCTGGTGCAGTTGCCAAGCTTGTGGGCGAGCAAATGCAAAAGCAATTTGATTTCATGGAGCAATCGTCAGCCTCTTCGGGTATTGATTACAAATTTACTACACGTCTTGAAATGTTAGATGGTGGTAACGGTGCTCACGAGCACCGTGTACTTGAGACATGGGAACTGTACGGATGCTATTTACAGGGCGTTAATTACGGTGATGTTAACTACAGCGATTCTAATCCTGTACAGTTAGCTTTATCTATTCGCTTTGACAATGCAGTACAAACACCGGGCGGATCTGGAATTGGTACTGATGTTGGACGTACACTAGGTGACAACGTAACAGGATAAACACCTTGAGTATCTTTGATAAGCTGCAAGGTAACGCTGAAAAATATGTCATAAAGAAACTCACGAATTCAAAGTTCGGGAGTATATTAACGCAGATATCACAAGGATTTGCATCTGTTGACAACGTAAAAGATTATTCACACGCATCCAAATTGATGCGTTCGAATAACTTTGCACTAGCACCCAAGCAAAAGTTTTTATTCCATGTTTATTTTACAATGAACGTGCCGGGCGTCGCTCCTGACGATGCCGGGGTTATTGGTGCGCTTGTTAAATCAGTACAGCTTCCATCATTTAATTTAGATACAAAAGAATACGTACAGTACAATAGAAAGCGGTTAGTACACAATAGAATTGAGTACCAACCTGTTACTATTAAGTTGCACGATGACGCAAGTGATATTATACGGACAATGTGGGCAAAGTACTACCAGTACTATTTTGCAGACTCTGCATACCAATACGAAAACGGCCCTACAACGGCAGGCCGTGCGAACTACAACGAACGTGATTTGTATGATAGCGCACGTATAAATCAACAAAAAGGTTGGGGTATAACTGCAGAAGGGTCCGGTTCGGATACTAAGCCAGCATTCTTTAAAGATATTACAATTTACGGCATGAGCAACGGTAACTTCTTTTCATATACATTAATTAATCCTGTTATTCAATCGTGGAGACACGATAGTTATGATTATGAACAAAGTGCTGGCATTATGGAACACGAGATGCAAATCAAGTACGAAGCTGTTAAGTACGGTTCGGGGCAAATCGGCGAGGATGGAATTAACGTTAAGGGTTTTGCAAACCCATCTCGTTACGACAATATTCCTGGCGCGCTAGGCCCAGGAAAGAGCGCAACTACATTTGGTCCAGGTGGCGCTATAGATACAGTTACAAGTTTTGTAGAAGATTTATCTAGCGGCGATTGGCTTGGTGCAGCACGTACAGCGGCAAAGGCAAACACATCTTACAAAGGAAAAGATTTTGGCGAGATGATTAAAGACGACATTGCACGTAAGACCAAGGATCAAGCAACAAAAATGGTAAAGGCAAAGTTGCAGAAACCCAAGGGTGCATTTTCATACCCTACCCCAAAGACTGGTGTAAACGCAACTCCAACACCCTCTACATTAAGCACGGATACCCCATTCAGTGGATAATGCAAAATTAGTTACACAAAATTATAATATCGTCGCGCCTGGAGATGAGTACGAACATGTATTCTCATTCTTTAAGAAAGCGTCCGGCGATGAAACCATGGCTGGTAGTTTCGCAGCATCGTTGTATGAAATATCTGAAACAACCGAAGTTCCTGTTCTTGAAATACTCGAATCGTTTAAGGGCGATGATCTTCTTACGCTCACTGAGACTATGGCTTATTATATGAATGGTCTCCGCTCCAAGACTGCATTGCTCGGTATCAAGCATATTGTAACAAGCAATTACTATGCTAGTAGAAACGTGCTGAGTTAATTATGCGCAGGGGTAGCACAAAATTCTCACAAGGACATTTTACTCCTAAGAACCCACAGAAGTACATCGGCAAGAGTAAAATCATATACAGAAGCTCGTGGGAATTAAACTTCTGTCAATTCTGCGATTCCAATGAACATGTGATTGAATGGGCCTCAGAGGAGATCCGTATTCCGTACGTGCATCCAATTACAGGTAAGAAAACATCTTACGTGCCAGACTTTTTAATTCGGTACAGAGATAAGAATAATAAAATTACTACTGAACTAATCGAAATCAAACCGTACAATCAAAGCATTTTAACAGAAAAAGCAAATACAAACTTACGCGCCACAGTGGCAGTCAATCACGCGAAGTGGAATCAAGCTCGGAGATGGTGTGCAAATCAAGGAATTAAGTTCAGAATTGTAACCGAGAGAGAAATGTTTCATCAGTAATTAGCACTAATAAGTAATTACATGGAAGATATCTTTAAGAAACCGGACCCAAACACACCCGAAGCAACGTACTATGAAATAGCTATTGCAACAAAATCTGACCGAGAGTTACTAGATTTAATTGATTCGCTTTATCTGCCAGACGATGCTAAAATTCTTGAACTCATTTTTAAACGGGCTAAAGATCACGACGTGCAAATGATAGCCGGAAAACGATTGTATTACAATAACTAGCGCATAAATACGTTTATGACAAAAAAATTGCAAGAATTATTCGATCTACCAATGGACGATCTAGATCAAATTGATGTAGACATGGATGAGCCCATTGTCGAAGACACATCAACCGACATTGCCAGAACTGAAGCAATAACTACATTAGAAAAAATAAACGATGCACTGCCTCGCATCAGAGGATTGGAGGCCGGTGACAAGGAAATGGATGATCTAGCAGCTCTAGCGACTGATAAGTTTAAAGATCTTATGGATTTAGGCATGAATGTTGAGGCTCGGTTTTCAAGTGTAATCTTTAGTGCAGCAGGCACATTATTAGGGCATGCCATTACAGCCAAGAATGCTAAATTAAATAGAAAGATAAAGATGCTCGAGCTCCAGCTTAAACAAGCGAAGCAAGAGTCCGATCTTAATCCAGATGCCGCAGATGGCGTTTCCACAGGACATATGATGGACCGTAACGAACTGTTAGCTGAAATATTACAGCAGAATAAAGACGCAGATAAAAAGGCTTAAGTCGATAAATATATACAAATGCGCCAGGAGCATAACCGAATTATGAGATCATTAAACGAATTTTTAATAGAGTCAGCAAGAACATACGATTACCGTATTAAAATTGCAGGCGAACTTCCTAAGGAAAACTACGAAGCGTTCAAAGCAGCACTTAATAAGTTTTCAGTAGAGTCATGCAGTAAGCCAAAAAAGACACCGATCCAAAGTGATCCGCATGGCTTTCCAGGATTAAAGAATCAAGAGATTAATATCTTTGATGTTTCTTTGAACTACCCAGCAAACCAAGAGCAGCTTCAAGAGCTTGCTAAACAGTGTGGTATTGCGCTTCCTAACTTAGTTGTTACTAATAAAGAATACAACGATAGTATGAACAAGGAATACGAGGGTCTTGAAACTGGATCTCGCTTAGAAACTGCAAACTACCCAGACCAAACAAAAGAACAAAAAGCCGCAAGCGATGCGTATGCTGACAGCTACAAAAAAGCCGCAGCACAGTTTGCAGGCGAAGCAAACACAAAATTTGAAATTGCAGGCGATGCAGAAAAGCCGGCAGAGTTTAATACAGACTCAGGCGAAGGAACTAAGAGTCCGATGTCAAACATCAAGCGCAAATCAATTGGAGACATTTTAAAATGAGCGATTTAGAAGTATATAGAATTTTAGAAACATTCGACAAACTTGAAGAAGGTCCGACAGATGACTTTGGTGTACCAATTGCACAAAATTCATCACGAGGCTATGGCAAACCAGCAGAAGGCGACTGGCGTACAAGTACAGTGTTTGCAGTTGGCGGACGCGGTGGAGACAGAGGTACAGACTACGAACTCGAAGTTGAGTACAGAGTAGAAAATGGTAAAATAGTTGAGATTGATTGGCCGGGCGAAGATGAGTTAGCACAAAACTATGCAAGTATTGATTACGAAGAACAAGCAGCAGAACTACAACGCGAACTTGATTCAGAAATGACTGAAGGTACCACGCAAGTAAAAACAATCGGCAACAAGATTCAAGTTACTAAAGATGGTGACACTACAGAATACGATGACGAAGAAACCGCAGCAGCGTTAATGGGTGATGATGACGACAATCAGTTCACTACAGAAGCTGATGAAGTAGTTGTTGAAGGATTCGGCGACTACGATGACTTTGGTGATCTAGCCAAAGTAGATGACGGTGTTGAATACAGCACATTCGATGCAAACAATGCGCTGCATCGTAAACGGCTACAACGCGGAACGCCGGTTGTATTGTCACCCGAGATTATGCCGGACCCACAAGGTAACCGCACGGGCTTGTTTGTTTCGCGTAGCCCGAGCGGCGATTATGCTAAGGTTATTCGCAATGTTGATGGTAAAGAAGTTAATGTACATTTAAGTGACATTGTTTCTGCAGACATTACTAACAATAGTATTTACGAAGCATACAACGTGCAGTTTGAAGAGCTAGTTAACGAAGATATTTCAGTTACACAAACAACTAACCCAACACAACCAGAGAACGATACTGTTACAATTACCGGCACTGGCAATGATGTTGATGCACTAGCAGCAATGATGGCGAATGCCGGTATGAATAGCCAAGGTTATCAAGAGTACGCGCCTCAGCCACAAACAGAGCCAGTTGTAACTGATGCAGGTATCGTCGATCGTGGCGAGCCAGAAGATATGGCTACCCTTAGTATCCAACCCGGTCAAAGTTCAAATGGCGACATGGCAGCACTTATGAAAATGTTTGGTGTTGATCAAGCGAAACCACAAGCAGTGTATGCTCCTGTCACAGAAGAACCTGACGATTTTGATTCAGGCATGCAGTCAGGATATGCCGGTGATTCAAGCAATGACGATTACGAAGCCGGTATCAATGGCTATCCTGAGGAAACTGAAGAAAGTATCGGTGCTCCACAGCAAAATTTAAGCA